ACTGTACCCTACTCTGTTAGGCACCAAGGGATTTACTCTCTTGAGAGAGCAACAGAGACTAAATAGACATTTAGTCAATGAATAGAAAATATAATATTAATAATCACGGTTGGCTAGTCCAAATTAATGGTCTGCTACCTATGGTTAATAAATTACATAATCTACAATCCGATAAGAACGTAGATAAGTTTAAATCATTGGTTTTCTCTTTATTATATAATAAAGGTGAAAAGTACACAATTGAAAGATTAAAATCTTTCAGATTGGCACTGCAACAGTTTGCACTTAAGCAAGCTATTACACCAATACCTTTCTGCAAAACAGATAAGGATGGGTTTCCGAAAGCACTACGCTTTCTGAAGCCTGATTTAAATGATGTATATAACGTCCGGTACTCATTCTCAGTTATGAGAATAATAGAGTCATTCAGGTGTAAACCTGATTACTCTGTGAGTACTATTACCAATAAGTTTTCAGGCTCAGAAGAGCTTGTTAACGAAATTAGTAATTACATCCACAAATGGCCTATAGCTAAGGCAATGCCTAAGCTAGGTCATTCACGTCTTATTCTCAGTAATAGAGCTGGACCAAATGGTCCTTCAACTATATCATGTCTTAAAGATCTTGTAGCTTTGAAACTACGAGAACCAACAGTTTTCACTGCTGTAAGTATAATGTTAGGTAAATATTTTCCTTACATTAACATGACTGATTATAAAATCCCTAAAAGTCCTGGCAATAAATTGACAGGAAAATTAGTACTGCTTAGTGATAAAGCTTGTAAAACAAGAGTTATTGCTATAGCAGATTGGTGGTCGAATGTTGCATTAAGCAACATTCATGATGCGGCAATGGAAACATTGACGCGACTACCAGGAGATGTAACGTATAGACAAAATCAAATACCTAGACTTGTTAAGAATCTAGGAGATGACTTATATAGTTCCGATATGACAGCATTTACAGACAGATTCCCAAGAAAATTGGAAATCGCCTTGTTAACTGCTGCATATGGTCCTAAGATAAGTAAGTTATGGGAACTGATTACCACGTATCGTAAATTCCATCATCCGAAAGGAGAGGTCGTTTACGAAGTCGGTAATCCCATGGGTGTCTTAAGCTCATGGCCCGTATCAACACTTACACATCATGCTGTAAAGCAATGGTGTGCCCACAAGTGTGGGAAAACTAAATATAAATATTTAATTTTAGGTGATGATACATTGGATACCTGTGAAAAGGTATACAATAAGTACATTAAAACTATAAATGCACTTGGGGTTTCCATATCGCACGCTAAAAGCACTAAAAGCAGAATCGGTAATACCGAATTTGCCAAAAGGCTTTTCATTAATCATGTAGAAGTTACAGGTTTACCTGTGCATCTACTGGCTAATGCTCATATCTATCCAGAACAAATTTTAGAATTTGTTAAGATAGCTAGAGAACGTGGGTACGAGGATAAATTTCTCGGCCCGTCTCTAAATTTATATCTTAATTCGCATAACCAGCGAAAGATGATACTTGACATGCTTTCTCTTCCTGAGTCAATTCTTGGCATGCCTCCATTAATGGAGGTTACGCCAGGCAGTTGGGCTGAACAATTGTTCAGTTTCAAGCAAGAGGACCAAGATGCAATAGTTACAATTTCTCGTAATTATGTATTTTGGAACAAAGCCACTGATTTAAACATGATCAGTGATCTAGAGATTGTCAATACGGGAAAACTGTTAGATGGAACACACCCATTGGCCCAAGCTTTAGTTATACAGCTTGACGCCTATCTCTCACATAAAGGAGAGGGTGAGTATTCTATCTATGATAGTTGGATGCAAGGTGATTATCGTGAAATGGTTAATTTACCATCTCAAGACACTTATAAGTACTTTAATAGAGGTCATAAAGACACTCGATCTAAGTACGAAGTGTTACAAGCCGTTTTGCAAGTAGCAAACGGTAATTGTAATATATCACTGACTAAGGTAACAAAGCTTTCAAACTTTGAGTTATATAATTTAGCCATAACGGGTATATTTGGAAAAGAATTCCAAATACCTATGCAGCCAGACTAGCCTCCCGGGGATTCAAGCCCTAT